AAGAGATACCCTCCTTTATGACGGTATCGCTACCTATACTTGGGATCAAGGTGGCAATGTTCTCATTGAAAGATGTATCACCACCTACCAGACAAATGCTACTGGTGCGCTCGATCCGAGTTATCTTGATATTCAAACATTGGCTACTCTTGGTGAGATCAGAGATCAGTTCCTAATCCGAATGACAAATCGTTTTATCGTACCGAGATTTAAACTGGCCGATAATGGCTTTCCTGTTCAGCCCGGAAGTTATATTGCTACTCCAAGCACTGTGCGGCAAGAGTGTATTGCTCTTTTCACTTTGCTGAGAGACAATGGGCTGGTTGAGAATTTAGATAACTTCGTCGAGAATCTGGTTGTCGAACGTGACTCCACTGATCCGAACCGAGTTAATGTGTTGATGCCGCCCGATTTGGTTAACCAGTTCAGGGTGCTTGCTGGCACAATTATGTTTATTTTATAGGAGGGTAAACGATGTCAAGGATTACAGGTAGGATAGAAGTACTATTGAACGGCAATATGCTCCTGAATAAATCAGGAGCAGTTGCCCGAGGTATTGGTGTCAGTGGTGAAGCCAACTTCGAACTTGAAGCTATCATTGGCGACACAGGGCACCACGGATATATCGAGAAACCCATTATGGCGGAATGCGAAGTAAAGGTAACAGACCGCGATGATATTAGCCTAAGTGATATTGCTCGGGTGAGAGAAAATGGAACTCTTATTTTTAGAGCAGCCCGTGGCGGTAAAGTCTATGTAATGAATCAAGCTACTTGTTTGCGGAACTTCGATATTACTGGCGGCGAAGGTGAGACAACCATTAAATTTCAAGGGCCCTATTGGACAGAGACAACTGAGGCAGCGGTATAAAAAATGGCAACTGTGATTAAACTCAGCGAAGTACTCTCTGTTGCCGGACAAAAATATGAATCGTTGACGTTTAGAAGTTTTCAGGTTGATTATTTAAAATATGTCACGGAAGATGTTTTCAAGATAATAACCGGCGAGCCGTTTACTCTTGAAGGAAAAGTAAAGGCCGCAATCGCAATGGTTCCGTTGCTTGCGGCTCTTTGCGAAGTCCCTGAGGAGGTAATTAAAAAGATGGCGGTACAAGATATGGCTTCGATACTCGATAAGTTCGGAACATATTTTAATTCTGTTATGAATTAATTGATAAAAGGAGACATGGCAATGACAGAAAAAAATACGGTCACACTGGATCATCCAGTTACAGTTGATGGCAAAGTTTATGATAGTTTGACTTTTGATAAGTTCAGAACAAAACATTTTAGATATTTGCCTGATGAAATTTATGAAATGTTTGTCACACAAGACGAAGTAAAAAAACCCAAAGAGGGAGAAGCCCCTGAAGCAGAAGTGGAAGAAACAAGGGAACAAAAAATAAAATCAATGAAACTTGGTTTTCAAATGATTCCTTTGGTAGCGGCAATTTGTAATGTTTCTGAAAAAGTATTGGATGAACTTGAGATCGATGATACGATGAAGGTTATGGGGGCCTTCAACGATTTTTTATCCGAGTCGTCATTATTGACAGATGGAAAGAAATAGTCTGGATAGTGGCGGATGGATTTCATTTTTCGGCGAATGAAATATGGGAGATGGAACCAAGAGAATTATTATATTGGGCATCTGGTTGTGAATGGTTGAATAAGCAAAGGCAAATAAAGTAATGTCAACTTTTGATTTAAGTGTATTGTTTAAGATGGTGGATAGGTTCTCCTCTCCTCTTAAACAATCGATGCATAACTTTAATAAATGGAACGAAAAGGTTAAACAGTCAAATACTGTCGCCCAACAATTCAGTCACAACCTTTCACAAATAGGTAGATCGGCATCATTATATCTCACCGCCCCATTAGTTCTTGCTGGTGGAGCGGCTGTTAAAACAGCTGTTAGTTTTCAAAGTTCTTTCACTGGAGTAATCAAAACTGTTACTGCAACAAAGGAAGAACTGGCGGATTTAAAAATCGAATTGATGAAGATGCCGAGTGAGATACCACTTCGGCAAGAAGAGATCTTCCGTATTGCTGAGGCGGCTGGTCAGTTGGGTATAGAGACACCAAAAATTGCTGCTTTTACAAAAGTAATGGCGGATCTCGGAGTCACTACCAATTTAACTTCTGATGAGGCCGCAACACAGTTGGCTCGGTTTGCTAATATTACGGCCATGTCCAAAGATGATTTTGAAAAATTAGGTTCTACTATTGTTGGTCTTGGTAATAATTTAGAGACGACTGAGAAAGAGATTGTTGCTATGGCCATGAGGTTGGCCGGTACTGGTAGTTTAGTTGGAATGTCTCAATCTCAAATTATGGGTTTTGCCGGTGCACTTAGTTCGGTTGGCATTGAAGCTCAGATGGGTGGTACTGCCTTTTCACAAGTTATGACGAAGATCAATAAAGAGATTGGTAGTGGCAGTCAAAAAATGCAGGCCTTTGCAAAGATAGCTGGAAAGCCTGTAGAAGTATTTGAGAAGTTATGGAAAGAGGATGCGGCTGAAGCGTTAATTCTATTTACAGAAGGTTTGAAAAGACTGGACGACAAAGGAAAAAATGTAAGTCAAATTTTAGATGCATTGTCATTTGATGGGTTCAGAGTATCTGATTCTTTGTTAAGAGCTGCTGGATCTGGTGACAAATTTAGAGAAGCGATTAGAATGGGTACTGGGTTTTGGAAAGAAAACTTAGCCCTGGCGCACGAAGCCAATCTTCGTTATAGTACGATGGCTTCAAGATTTAGTATTGCGTGGAATGAAGTGAGAAGATTAGCTGCGGCTTTTGGCGATGTACTTGCTCCCGCACTGCTTAAATTGGTTGAATGGATGAAGCCAGTGATAATATGGTTTGGAAAATTAAGTCCAGCGACAAAAGGAATTATAATTGCTTTTGGTTTGTTGGTTGCAGCTATCGGTCCTCTTGCACTGGCTCTTGCCGGAGTAACAGCCGCTTTTGCTTTTATCGCCGCCAATGCCGCTATAGCAACAACCGTTGGGCTTATCGGTGCTGCGTTTGTTGCAATGGGTACTGCTTTAGTAGTGGTCATCAATAACCTCGACGCGATCAAAGAATTTTTTACTTCCATTCCTGATAAAATTATTAATTTTGCTAATGCTGTTGAGAGAATGGCTTTGTCTGTTTTTGATAATTTAAAAGGTATGATTCCAGATTTTGTGCTAAGATGGATGGGCAGTGGAGAAGGAACCTCCATGATAGATCAAGCGAGAGTTAACCAATTAGCAACTGTAAATTCTAATAACAAAAGTTCTGCTGACATTACTATTAAAGTTGCTTCTGATAATGGAACATCCGCTACAATCGGTGGAGTTACTAAAAGGGGTGATGCAAAAGTAAATGTTATTAATGATGCATATCTCGGCATGGGTGCAGCTTTTGGTGGGGGTGGATTCTAATGGGCTGGAGAGATAATTTAAGACAAGCATCATTCAGAGGAATTCCTTTTAAAGTTCTTTCTCATACTTATTCTGTGGGTAGGAGAAATACGGTTCATCAATATCCCAATCAAGATGTTCCGTATGCTGAGGATCTTGGTTTAGATGCAGATGAATTTAGCATCGACGCATTCATCATCCAGACTGCTCAAAACAATGATGATTATGAAGCCAACTATGATTATTTCACGGAGAGAGACGCCCTTATAACCGCATTGAAAGCCAAGGGCCCGGGGACCCTTATACATCCATTCCTCGGAGAAAAACTCGTCGTAGTCGTAGGGAGACAAAGCATACGAGAGACATTTGATAGTGGTGGCTGGGCTCAATTTAACTTATCCTTTATGTTGGCCGGAGAAAAAATTACTCCTACTGCACAAATTGATATAGTTGGGTCGGTAGATGATGCGGCTGAAGTTGTTTTAAATGTTTCTGCTGATAACTTTTATAATCAGTATGATATTACCGATCAGCCCGGATGGGTTGTTGATAGTGTTACAAATGATTTTTCATCTTTCATTAATTCAATGAAGTCAACGGTTACAAGAATCAGAGCAACTTCGGGATCTTCTCTTGAACAAATCAAAATGGTTTTTGATGATACAAGAAATACAATGCTTGAAGTGGCTGCTTATCCTTGTCAGGTTGCCGGTCTTGTAAATGATGTTTTTGAAAGTGTTCTTGGTCTTGCTAACTTAGTTGGCTCTGGATATCTCGGAGAAGTGCTCGGCAATTGTAGTGGTCAGATTTACTTTAATAAATTAGATCCAAATGGCCTTGAGATTTCAAAAGACCTTGGTTTTTCAATGACCAATTCTCTTTTGTTGGTTTCTGGTGATTCTGATTACAATGGCTATGGAGTCACATCAAGTAATAGTTTAAGTTCGATTGGTGGTGATCTTGATGGGATCACGGTTTCTACTGAGACAAGAGCACGACAAGCAGCCAATCGTCTGGCAATGATTAATATAATTCGGGCCCAAGCTCTTATGGCTGCAATGAGAGCAGCGATCAGAATTAATTATGATAGTTTACAACAGGCAGGAATAGTGCAAGATAAGATAATTCTTTCACTTGATTATCTACTTTTGAAATTGGGAGATGAGTCATCGAGTGATCCATATAATAATTATGGTATTTATATTGACCACAGAGATTTATATGGGGCCATTGAAGATTTGAGATCTGTTTTTATTAGAGCAATGAGAGAAAAAATATTGTCTGCTTCGGTTGAATTGATAATCGAAGCACCGCCAGATAGTATTACAACCCTACAACTTGCTCATCAAAGGTATAATGATTTAAGCAGAGAAGATGGAATTTATCAGAGAAATAAAACAACTGTCAAACATCCCGGTTTTATGACAGGGGAATTGAGAGTTCTAAGTGACTAATCATTCAGATAAAATAGTATTGAAGATAGCGGGTAAAAGCTTCTCTGGGTGGAAGTCTGTGGAGATAAGACACAGTATTGATAAATTCTCTCCTTCATTTGCTATGTCCTACACGGATTATTATCCAAACAAAGTTGATGATAGTAGCTTTCGTCTTGGGCAGGAAGCGTTCGTAGAAATCAATGGCTATCGTTTAATTACCGGATACATAGAAGAGATTTCCTGCAATTATAATCGGAATGAGAAAAGTCTTGAGATCAGAGGCAGAGGCAAGACAGGAGATTTGGTCGATTGTTCAAACTGGGGACCCAATTCTAAAAGTGAGTTCTATAATCAAACAGTTTTAAATGTTATCAAGGCTCTTTGTAAACCATTTTCGATTTCTGTTTTAGCACATTCGAGTGCATCTTCTCCAGTATCTAAAAAAGCGGCGGCAGGATCATGGAAAACAAAAGAAGGAGATACTGTATTTGATAGCATTCTAAGATTGTGCAGAGCGAACGCAATTCTACCTATCGACTATGGTGATGGAAAAGTTACATTGACAAGAACTTCTGCAAAGAAAGCAACTGATTCACTCGAACTTGGGGGGAATATTTTATCTGGGACAAGTTCGAATAGTAATCTCGAACGCTTCAGCAGTTATGAAGTAAAAGGAAATGGCAGCGGTGCAAATGACTTCTCTGCGATACTTGAAACAGTAACCGGCCCATCCGCAATTTCAACAGATGCTTTGATTATAAGGCACAGGCCACTCGTTATAATCACGAGTGATGTAGTTAATGAGATATCTCGATTACAAGAGAAAGCAAAATGGGAAGCATTGACAAGGGCGGGTTTCTCGAGAAGATTTCAATATTCTGTCAACGGGTGGCTTCAATCTGACGGTACACCATGGAGTGTTAATTCATTAGTGAAAGTTGAGGATGAGATTTCCAAAGTACAAGGGAAGCCTTTGTTGATTACAGAAGTAGTCTTTTCATTATCTGAGACCTCGGGTATGATTTCAAATATCACGACGATGTCTCCGGATGCTTTTGATTTACTTGCTCAGGCAGAAAACATTAATAGCGGTTTTGATATGCTGGATTAATATGAATGCAATTAGTAAAATTTTACAGCCGATAAAGAACAGCATAATGATGTTGCTTGGTAGGGCATTGGTCGCTGCGATTGATGACTCTAACAAAACTCAATTACTCCAATTGAAATTGCTGGCTGGAGAAGTAGCGACAGGAGTAGAAAGGTTTGAAGACTATGGCTTGTCGAGTTATCCTTTAGTGGATGCTCAAGCGTTAGCCGGTTTTATCGGTGGTAACAGACATCAGGGTATAGTTATATGTGTCCATGATAGAAGATACAGACCCAGTTATTTATCGTCTGGAGAAGTGGCTCTGTACTCATATGAAGATAAAACCGGAAGTCATCGAATCCATTTAAAGAGCGGACAGATAATTCAGATCAAGGCAACTACTCTCGACGAAGATGTTTCTGGGGCTCATACTTTAGATGCAGCCTCTTCTACTGAGTCAATCTCCGGCACAAAAACTATTACCGGTACCGCTGTAAATATTAATGGCCCTACTGTTATTCTCGGAGCTACTATTGTTTTGAACGGAGCAGTTACTATTGG